GTTTGTTGTGAGATCTCAAGACAGGTTTGATTAGTTTGCCTTCTAATGACTAGGGGCTCCACGGGTGTATGTGTTTTGTTTTAAAAGAGTTTTGATATTGTTTTCTTTAATAGAGTTTAATTATGTTTTCTTTTATAATAAAATGAGGTGGTACCTTTGTTAATGTTTTGTTTAAAGTTCATGTTTGAAGATGCGAGCTGTTCCGCTCATAAGATTGGCGATCTCGGATGGTTTGGCTGACCCATTGAACAACCCGAGGGCTATGTAACGAACCATGGGCCAAAGAGTGAACAATGTAGCCATACTGATTGCTGCAGACGTCTTAATGGGAGTTGCAGCAGATCCCCAAGTGGTGGGGGTAGCTGCGGCCAGGGGGAAGCCAATTGCTCCAGCTAGAGTGGACAACGGCCCCAAATAGGTGCCCAGTTGGTCAAAGGCAAACCCTTCTAGCCCAGCATCGGGTGCAGTAATTGCAGGGGTTTCGATGCAATCATCAAGAGTGACCGAAGCTTCAAGCCTGCCGTCAGCATAATCACTTACGTCAATTATGCGTTTCCCGAGCCAAGTTGTGGTGGCATAGAGGCCGGCCCGCACTTCAGGGATGCCCTTAACACCAGACATCACAGTACGGATAGTGCCACTAAGATCGAGGTCGATCGGGAAATAATTGCCAGGTGGAATGGCATCCAGGTGGGCAGGCATGGTGACGAAGGCAGATTCGGCTTGGAAGGACGGCATCTGGGGTATCATGAGTTCGACCTCATAATCCACAAAGATGTCCCAAGTTGCTCCTGCAGTGCAGCCAGCTGCGGCAAACACGATGTAACCGCCAAAAACCGTGCGTGGTTCTACTCCGTTGATCCTGGAGGCAGAACTGACATAGCGAGTTGCCATGCCGCTGTTCATCTGTGGGCAGTTCACCTCAAGGCTGAATGGTTTCCAGATGTCACTGGTCTTCAGACCGTAAGCGGCCCCCATGGTTTTCAAGGAAGTTGGGATTGGATCATCATAGTCATACTCAACCATGGCATAAACACGTCCTGGGGAGGTTGAAGGATTCCCCGGAACAAGTTCAAACTTGAGTTTACTAAACTTATACTTCTCCCAACAAGGAGCTTGAGTAGCCAACCAGGAAAACACCACTTCATTAGCGGGGTTGATATCATAGCCAGGGGTATATCCACTATGACCCAACAGTTGCCAGCTTGCTGTAGCTGCTGCGGCAACAGTTCCCACCAACTCGCGGTGCTTGAAAACGGCACGGGTGGGGAGGTTCAATGTTTTGACGGATCCCCGTGCTGCGATAACTGGTTCTCTGGGTGATTGCTTTGGTCTAGCCTTGGCAATGATCTTCTTCTTACGCGGAATCTTCTGCTGCTGATTCATGTGAACTAACAACTGCTTCCTAACTTTTGTTTTCAAACACTTCTTAACTTTTCAGTGCCCGCGGACCCCCTAGTCAGGGGTTAGACCATTTTCATCAATGGGGTCTTCTCAGATGCCCCATTGATCGACGGTTGGGATGGTGTAGTCCCTTCCGCTCTAGTGGCCCACTTGAGCTTGCTACGCTCTGATCTAGTGGGCCCCTTCTTCAGTTTTTCTATGCCGCTAGAAGTGGCGGCTCCGGCTGACGTGCTGGACGTTGGTTTCGCGGATGTTGGAGTTGTACGTATGATGGTGCATACAGTGGGCGGATTTCCTGTGGGTGTGCCATTAATCGAAGTGGCGCGTTCAAGGCTCTTACCGAATGTAATCTTAGCAGCCTCGAGGCAAGGGACGTACAAATTCCAGGCCCAATCAGGGGCGACCTCAGGTTGTTCGATTTTCTCGCCGTACTGGAGACATTGCAATGCCACCCAGTTTTCACTGCTGTATCCTAGGTCGGCTGGCAACAAAAGCGGGTAATCTTTTCCGTAGAGCTGATCATACTTCTTGAGAAGGTCCTCAACCCAAGGGGTGCGGGCGTCAGTGATTTGCAATGCTGAAAATTTGCGTTGTAGGGCCACCTCAGGTGATACCGTTTTGTCATCGGTGTACTGTATCCTAGTCAAGGCTCTAACTGGATCGTAGTAACTGCTAGTGTCGCGAGCCCAAGTGTTGTAATAGCGCCCCAAAAAGCAATAGGGCTCACTTGGCTTTCTTATGGTAGCTTTAAGCACCAAGCCGCAGCTGGAAGCTATGCTCTCCAGGATTACCGGATTGAGACATGGGGTAACGCCGTCATCCCCCCCATAAAGTCCTAACTGGCGCCAGGCTTCCTTATGAGGTAATCCGCATCGTCTATTGGCAATGTAACTGATGATTGCATTGTCAATGGTGTTGAGGCAGGATGTTTCGGCAGACCCTGACAGTCTCTCTCCTTTGGCAGTGTAGTATCCCAAATGTTCTTTGTAATTGCCTGTAGCCCTAATCCTGATGTCTAGCTGCTTCCTCCATAAAGCGAGGACCACGTGCTGGTGATGTCCAGTGAAAGCTTGTCTAAGAATGATCTCTTCGAAATCACGTATGCCTCCGACGGTTGTGTCAAACCCGCTGTAATCAGTTTCCACCATCTTGTGCTTGGCGGTGACTTTGTCGTTCATGTGCAATAGCAAGTCATTTAGTTGGCTAGGGGACCGTCCGAAAGCATACCAGTCAGTGGACCCAAGTACGTTGGAGATTGCAATCATGTAAGCTGAATAAGTGTGGAGGGTCTGTACATCAAAGGAGACAAGGGGTCTACTTTCGCTCACCTTGGAATAAGGTTCGGCTTTGACCATAAGGTTGGCCTTGGGATGTCCTGGGATTTCGAAGTCGGGAAGGAATCGCTCTCGCAGCTTCTTGTGCTTCGTCTTGTCAAGGGCAGCCAGTACCTCCATAATTCCTACGGGTTCTATGGGGGTGGGAAACAACTCCTTGGCAAAGTCCCTGACCAGCTCATTGTGGACATAAGCTGTGGATGCCTTGGCAAATTTCCTACCAGGTTCGACCCTCCCTCCCAGGGCACTGTGAGCTGCTGGTTTGCCAGAGACTGCGAAACAACATGCCAGCTCTGTTTCCACAGAGAGGGGTTGTCCTTTTGGCACGTTGGTCAGATCAGGTTCAGTTGTGGTATAGAGAATCTTGTTTCCTCCTCTTCCAACGACGGTAGCGGAAAAAGGGTCCTTAAATTTTTGCGCCGCTCGGGCCACCAAATACTCATGTAGCAAACAGGCTCTTGGTGCAGTCTTGTTGCCCTCTTCTAAGGCGGAAAGGATAGTGGTTGAACTACTGTTATGGGAGCCTCGAATGATGCTCATGGCATCGCCCATCTCTTTGTGGGTGAACGTGGACCCCAGAAAGGCATAACCGTCCGCGTCAGTCGTGCACAAATTAATGTGCGTCCCGTGCTCCACGATGTGGAACGATTTGTCACCATAGCTCACGTGGGTTTTGTATCTAGTAACCGCCTCGTCAAAATTGAAGAGGCGCAGGAACAATGACCCGAACAGCCCGGTGGTAAACATTGGAGTCAGGATAATAACCCGGTGCTCAGGACTAGCAGCGGGTTGAGAGTCCACCCAATAAATGGTGGTGGAGAATAGGCCTCTGGATATGAACATGGAATTTGCGGTCCAATTCCACACTTCATGACCAAAGACATCACCAGCCGCTAACACGTAGCGGACGGTGCCATTCTTTCTAAAGGCCCAGGAGTATTCCTCGGTACAACCCGCGGGCTTGGTTGGTTGGAATGAATACATTATCACAGTGGTGGGCTTTCTCAGCCAAAAGTTCATATCGAGGTAATGGTCGACATCTACCAACAACTGGGTGTCGAATTTTCCAGTTCCGTAAGAGGGCGGAACAGCAAAATCCCGTGTCCAGTGGTAAACCATATCCGATCGCACGCTGTCTGAGAGCCGTTTGTAATCCCGAGTCCCCGGTTGGGTGATGAGCAGTTTGGTCTCTGGGCGAGCAGTTTGGTATGCTGTCGCCAGGCGATACACCAGACTTCGACTGCCCTGCGACTCTGGGTGAGAATGCCCAGGGCTCGCGGGAGCAGGGGTTTGGCTGCAAAATTCAGCCATCAAAGTCCTATTCGCCACATGCACTGCTTCTGCCGTGCGTGTACCAAGGCTATCCATGATCAGATCCCTAAGGTACCTCACGCGTCTTGCCAGGAGGGTCTGAACCTCTCTGGTGTTTACAAACCAATATGTGGCAGCACATATCAGTAGGGTGAATCCCAGCGGTGGTATGGCAGCACCGATGGTCCATAGGACCCTGGTAGCTACCTGCGTCACCCCTACACCGTGTGTCGGTGCTTCGCTGCTGGAAAAGTTGCTCATCGCTTGCAGAGATTTCGCGCTTGGTATTCAATGCCCACTCACAAATGGGCAGAAACTCCGTCAGCACCTACACTTGGAGCAGCTCCTGAGCGTGCCGCGTCCTGCGGCGTGCCTAGCAATTCTGCCGCACCTGGTGGCATGGGGACCGTCTCACCAGCGCGCGCGGTAAGGGGCTTGCCG